TGAAACCCTTCAAGGTATTAGCAAAGTTGGGTTTTAATTGGAATGGTCATCCCGAGAAGATTCACAAGCGATTGTTGTATGGTTGGGCTAAAGGGATGCTCTGTACCGGGGGGCATGTTCCCATTGTTGGTGCCATTGCAAGAGCAGTGGCCAAGGATGCGGCTGCCGCTGGAATTAAACCGTATTACGACAATAAGCATGAGAATCCATACAGGCCCCAAGGAGGAGTCGTTTTGACGCCTGGGCCGGATACGTATGCTGTTGTTGCTGACAGATACGGCATTTCCCCAGCTAGGTTGATGGCTATAGACACGTTTCTTGAGGGATATGTCAAATTGTCGATGTTCCCGGTGTTGTTCGAGGACGAGTTTTTTCGTGAGGGAGCTTGTTTGGATTTGGGACTTGACAATTTGAGAAACCGCAACTTGGTTTATGAAGCCACTGACCGGGTTGTCTATGAAGAGGCCCAGAAACTGTTAGGCGTCAGGAGCGTTGCTGACGCGTGGAGGAGTGGTTGGGATTTTGGGAGTGATGAGAACCAGATTGCCGCCGAGCGTGGGTACCAAATTGAGCATAGGCACTTGCATGCCATATTTTCGGTTGCTTCATACTTGTCTTTTGAAACGGGAGTTGCTTTGCACAGGGCTTATAACGAATACGCGCGGAGAATCATGAATGAACAAGATCAGTCAGACGATCATAGTTCAGACATGGATGTTCTGCCGTGTCGAAAGAAAGCCTTGGCTAACATGCCCAAAAAAAAGAAGAAGCAACCAAAACGTTTGGTTTCACGTAAGGCTGAGAAGATGGGCAAGAAAATTCTTAGGGCTGCTGAACCCCTGGTTAATGCAGTGGCTCCTGCTGCTTCTGGCCTTTATGGTGCCTTTTTGACTCACGTTGTTGGCAGAGGCGCTTATACGGGAGTATCTATGGGCCCTGGTAGCGTTGCAAGTTTTTCTGGAGAGAGGGGTACTATGGTTGTCACTAATCATGAGTACATAGGACCCCTCATAACTTCTACGACACCCGTCACGAGAGTCTTCAACATTAACCTGTCTTCTTATGATCTCTTCCGGTGGCTTCAACCTTTCATGTCTCAATTTTCCGTGTATGAGCCGATAGAGATGGTGTTCTCCTACGTCCCGCTGTCTAGTACAGCCATTAGTGGGCCGGATGTGGCTATGGGAACGGTCGCAATGGTGGTTTTACCCGATTCTGCAGCGGATGACCCGGCGACTAGGATAGAAGTGCTAGACGCTTTCGGCGGTGCTGAGACCGTACCATCCCAACCTTTGATGGTCGGAGTCGAGTTGGACCCACAAATGCGACCAGTCACCAAATACTTTACTAGGGGTTTGGATACGCCAGGTGACAATAGGTTTTCCGACCTGGGGAAGTGGGTTGTTTTTACTGACGGTTCACAGCAGGCTTCTAACACTGGAGATTTGTTTGTCTCATACAAAATCAAGTTGTCACAACCAAAGATACCGTCTGCAGCGTTCACGCCAAATGCCCATTGGAGATCGTATGGGCAGAATATATCAGTCACCACTCCATTTGGGGACCCGTCATTTTTCACATCTGGTGGGACCATTTCTGCTAGTGTGTCTGGTAATACCGTGACGCTTGAAATCCCTGACGGCGGGCGCTTTATGGTCATGTATGCTTGGAGAGCTGCAGATCCTGGGACCGCCTCGTTCGGCTCGAATTCCTTGGCACGCTTGTCTACCGATGGCTGGGGTTTCGTTAACGACACGAAGTGGTTTGTTGACGGGTTTGGGGCAGAAGGTGTCAAGATGGCTATCTATGACGTGGAAGCGGCTTCAGATTTGTATCCAGAGATCAGTGTCACACTAGAGGATTATAGTGACCTAGTGGATTCTGATTTCTACATTTTCCAGATGCCTGGACCTCTTAATTGGAAGAAGACCGACTTGCCCCCTAGGTTGACCCGTTCCTTGGCGGCTCAACAGATGGGCTTAAGACGGGAAATGTATGAGGCGAAATCTTTGAAGAGGCTTAAGGAGCGCGTTGAAATGGCGGAACTCACCGCACGCGCGCGGCGTATGGGACTTGGGGTCGATGGAGATGACGACCTCAAGGATTACACCCACATCTGAGGATGTGTCCTCGCAGTAGGGAGAGTGTTGGCTTGAATATATTGCGCCCTACTATAAAACACATTACCACACCGTTCCCCGAACGTATCGAGGGTGACCGCACCAGGTTGCGGCGTTGGCCACTAGCCGTGTAGGCTAGAACAAACGGTACGTTGGCCTCGCAATTGGCGATTGCGTAATTCCGTCGCTCACGTGTGTGAACACGTGCCTTCTTTGAAG